ACCTCTCCGAGCCAAGCGGCAACCTGGCTAACGTCGAAGAGCGAGCCGCCTTCCTCATGGAGAAGCGTACTGGGGTTAGCGTGTACAACCTCGGTATGGAGTCGGCGACGGTAGGGTCCAGAGCAACGGCCACCGGTACCACAGCGCTGATCACCGAAGGTAACATCCGTTTCTGGGTGTCCATCGATGACATGCGTAAAGCGATCGAAGAGCTCCTGTACCTGACGGTGCAACAGGAACAGCAGTTCCGGCCCCAAGGCTATGAATGGGCTCCAGGTCGATATATCCAGTTCCCTCCTGGTGACCCCCGGGTGACGCTCGGCCTGTCCTTGAAGCTCTCGTCCGAGTCCGTGAACCGGGACCTCGAGATTCAGCAGCTGCAGGTCCTGATCCAGGTCCTCAACGATTACTACGGCCGCGTGAACCAGGCCGCTGCGATCCTATTTAACCCAATGTTCCCACCGCAGCAGAAGATGGTCATCGTACAGATCATGAATGCCGCCGGGATCATCATCAAAAAGTTCGTCGAGCGATTCGATATCGAGAACCTGGACGAAGTCGTGCCCACGATCATGACGGCGATGCAGAACATCGGGAATGCGATGGGCATGATGGGCGGAGGCGGTATGCAGCCCGGTATGGGCGGAGGCCCGCAGGGCATGATGGGAGGACCAGGTGGACAACCAGGAATGGGCGGCCCTCCCGGAATCGGCGCAGGTGGCGCTGGAGCGGTTCCTGGAGGCGGAACTCCTCAACAGTCAGGTGCGGTTGGTCCGGGAGGAGAGTCCGGAAGCGATGCTTCGTCGGCAGGGCGAAGCACAGTTCCTGTCACGTAAACTGGGCGAAGTGAGAGACTTCGCCGCAAAGGCAAAGGAGCCAGAGAATGGCAGGCGAAACGCCAGTTATTGACCCACGGACCGGCTTGTACACAACCGGCCGCTTCGCGGGCTTCAGTGCGGAGGATGTAGCAAACTATGCGGAAACACTTGAGACGGCGAGCCGAGGCGGAAAGCCTCCTGCAGAGAGGCCACCTGCTCAGCAAGCTACTCCTCCTGCTCAAGCTCCACCGCCACAGAATACTCCCGAGGCCCGCCTGGCCGCGGCGAACAACGCACGGATGGACCCTCTGAACACGGGCGTCGTCCTGCGGATGATCCAGGACGACATGGACGCGTTCAAAGCGACCGTGACGGACTACGACAAGTACGCGGAGAAGATCGAAGAGATCAAACGGAACATTCCTCCGCACCAGTTGACGCAGAAGGGCCTGCACAGGCAGATCTACATCAACGTCAAGTCCAGCGACCCGGAGTTCGCGGCGCGTCTGATGGAACCCGGAGCTCCGGCAGCGGAAGGGGAAGTACCGCCTGAGACGCCGCCCGCTGCTAAGACGGTTCCAGTAGCTGCTCATACGCGCACCGCGCCACAGGCGAAGCCTGTGCCACCCGCGCTGCCGCCGACACCGGGATCCAGGACCTCTGCTCCTCCTCCCGCGGCCGCAACGACGAAGCTCAAACCGAACGAGAAGATCATCAAGTTCTGCCGCGCCACCGGGCAGGACGTTACGCAGTACCTTTCCCGTCTCGAACAGATGGGACAAACACAGGCGGACATCGACGCTCCGTCGACGGCAACACAGAGCGCGCCAAGGAGCGTTTATGACCGGTCGCTTGCCAAACGGTAGGATCGATCGCCTGTTCGTGTCGGACATGGACCCCGAGTACTACTATCGGTGGGCCAACACGAAGGACATCAACGTGATGTCCATGCAGCTGGACGGGTTCGAGCCCGTCATAGGGGAGGATCCGAAGATGTCCCTCACCCCCCTCCCCGTCGCAGGGCAGAGTACGGAAAACCCTGTGTCTGCCGGATCCCGCATGCGCGGTGATCTTGTCCTCATGCGAATTCGAAAGGAAGCGTACGAGGAGACAGTCGGCGAAGAACTGAGAGCGGCGAGAGACCGCCAGAACGTGTCTCTGGACACTATGGTCCAGCAGGCAAACGAAAACGCCCGAAACGCAGCGAAGCAGGCGGGATTGAAAAACGTCCCCAAGCAGCTCGTCTTCCGGGAGGAGTAGGAGCAATTCATGGCAACGCAGAGCAAGTTCCCGATGCGCGCCGTGAAGACTGTCAACGCGGTGCCGATTCCGCGCTACTCCTGGGGTGAGAAGGCTCTCAACACGCATGTTCGCGGGGCGCTGCTGTTTCTCGACACCAGCGGTCGTCTCACGGAATGCGGCGCTGACCCCGCTCTCATCGCAGGCGTAGCAACGGCACCCGGGACAAACAACGCTGTGGATTTCGCGGCCTCCGGTCTCGTGGAGATCGCCCATCCCGACGTCGTCTTCCGCGCGTACGCTGACACCAGTGCTTCCGAGGGAACTGGTGTCCTCACGACAGCTGCTATCGGCAAAGCGTACGGTGTCGCCAAAGCGGCCGCAGGCGGACTGTGGTACGTCGACATCGCCGACACGACTGCCGATCGCATGATCATCTGGGGGAGCTGGGATGAGACGGTCCCAACGCCATACGCCCTGACCGACATCCGTCCCCACGTTTACGCGTCGTTCTGCGCAGCTGTTTGCCAGACACGCGTGGGCACGTAAGGAGCATAGAACATGGCAGTCTCTTCAGGTCAGTTCTCCGCGCTCCTTGCACCTGGTCTCTTCGATGTGCTCTTCAACGAGATCGACGCTCAGCCGAACCAGTGGCAGGGCGTGTTCAACACCGATACCTCGGTGAGAGCGTACGAAGAGGAACTCAAGGTCGCGGGGCTCGGAACGATGGTGCCGAAGCCGGAAGGCACGGCAACGGCGTTCGACGATCCACTCATCGGATCGGCACTTCGCTACACGCACGCATCGTACGGCCTCGGGTTCCGTATCACCCGGGAGATGTACGATGATGATCTGTACGACATCATGAGCAACATGGCCGCCGAACTGGGCCGCGCGTGCTCGTACAAGGTCGAGACGGATGCGTGGAGCGTCTTCAACAACGCGTTCAGCGCCTCGTTCGTCGGCCTGGACGGCCTCTCCCTGTGCAACACCGCGCACACCCGGCTCGACGGTGGTGCGACGATGGGCAACAGGCCGTCCACGGACGCCGACTTCTCCTTCACGTCGTATCAGGCGGGGCTGGATCACTACAACCAGATCCTCGACGATCGCGGTCGGCCCATCGTCATGAGCCCGGCTCTGGTCATCCTGGACCCCACGTTCCAGTGGGCCGCGAAGGAGATCCTCCAGTCCGAGTACAAGCCGTACACGGAGAACAACGAGATCAACCCCCTCAAGGGCGAGGTCACCGAGTTCCTCACGTGCCGGTTCTTCACCAGCGCCCGTCAGTGGTTCCTGGTGTGCCCGCCGAAGTCGCAGAAGAAGTCGGGCGGTCACGACGCCAAGTTCTTCTGGCGTGTCCGGCCCGAGACGGCCAACGCGGACGACTTCACGAGCGGCGATGCGCTGTTCAAGATCTACGCCCGATACTCGAAGGGCTTCTCCGAGTGGCGCGGCGTGTACGGGTCCTCTGGCGGATAACATTTGAGTGGCTGGGGGCACGGACAGTCGTGCTCTCTGGGGGGTTTGCCCGATTAACCGGTTCCCAGCCACTTAAACAAAGGAGGACTGAATGGCAGCATCAAAGTCTCGTCGGCCCCTTGCGGGCTTTTCGCGTCAGACCCGGGAATCAAGCGCACTGGTCGGTGGTGTTCCTCTCACTGGCAAAGCCCCCGCGGGGCAAATCTTCCAGGATGGGGACGGCAACGACTGGTACATGTGGTTCGACAACGCGGGCACGATGCGCGTTGCGGACGCAGCCACCGTTGAGGCCGCGGGCTTCAGCGCGTGGAATACCGGGGGCGGAGTTGCTTCAGCTCGATCGGTCGGCATTCCGCTCACCGGTACCATGGTTGACCAGCACGTCTTTGTCGCGGACAGGGCGTACAAGGTAACCGCGGTCAACGAGATCCACTCCGTTGTTGGCGGCGCCGGTGCTAACGTCCGTCCTCGTAAGATCACGGACACCTCAGCTCCCGGTGCTGTTGCAGGTGCGACGGTTAAGGAACTCACGACCGCGGTGTTCGACCTCACTGCGGTGATCAACACCACACAGACCGGGGTGCTGTCGGCAACCGCTGCCGACCTGCTCCTCGCTACGGGCGACAAGATCGCTCTGGATTTCAGCGGGACCATCACTGGTCTGGTTGGAATGCTGACGATCACACTCGCCCCCGTCGGGTAAAGGGACTAAGGTGGACCGAGGGACCTGGGAGCGAAACGCCGACAGGTCTCCCACCAAGGTAACGTTGGGATGGGGAAACGGGGAGTGCGTTAACCGCTCCCCAACCACGTTTAGAAGGATTACAACATGTCAGTAACACGAGGCAGCAACACAATCGTCATGACCGCCAACGGTGACTTGTTCGCCGGGCGGCTGCACATTCTCTCGATCCACTTCTCCGGAACTGGATTGACGGTAGGCCAGCTCGTTGAGATCAAGGACATCAACGACGGCATCATGGCCGAGCACTACATCATGGCCACGTCGGAGGATGCGGACATCCTCACCGGCGCCGAGAAGTTCCTTTCGAACGGGGTCAAGCTCGTCACTGCGGCGACGGGTACGCTCAAAGTGGTCGTTCAGCTGAGGTAGGAACGAACATGGCACTCATCAGGCTTGACAGTTTCGGACACTACACCGACGCAGACATCACCGCGGGCAAGTGGACATCGAGGGCCGCGGGTACTGCCGGTGCCATCTGCTTCCTGATCACACCAGCGTACGGGCCAAGGGGTGGACAGGCACTGAAGCTTACTGTGACCAACCCCGCTGCCTTCAGTAGTGGGATCCTCAGCCTCGTTCCAGCGTTTCCCACCCCTTCCGGTGCTACCTTCAACTGGGGTGTGAACTTCAGGTCCGTGTCTGCGTTCTCCGCTCCCAACAGTGCAGGGACGAACCCGGACGGAGTCGGTGGCGGTGCGGGTGGGACCTCAACGCTCATCTGTCTGCGGCAGAACAGCAACAACCAGTGCTGGTTAAAGTTGGAGCCGACCGGGAAGATCTCCTTCTGGGTCGGCTCGACGCAGATCGGGCAGACAGCGCAGCCTCTGCTCCAGAACGTGTGGCAGTACATCGAGTGGCAGGTTGTCCTGAGTGGGACTGCCACCGGGTCGGTTACGATCAAGATCGACGGCGGTCCTGCACTAGCGATGACGAACCTCATCACCCGTACGGGCTCCGTGAACGCCTGGGACGAGATTCGCTTCGGGCAGTTCACTTCCGGTGGCGCACTGGGTGTCGAGTGGTCCATGGCAGACATGTACCTCAGCGATGGTACCGGCGCCGACGGATGGACTGGGTTGAAGGGTCCCCAGCGGGTCGATGCGACGTATCCCAACGCACCTGGTTCGAACTCCGGTTGGACCCGTTCCACAGGTGCGGATCAGTCGGCCACTGTGGACGAGGTCCTTGCAAACGGTGACACGGACTACAACTCCACGAACGTGCTGAACGCGAAGGACTCACTGAACTTCCCGTCCTTCCCCGTGTCCGGTGCGGTTGTGAACGGCATCCAGCACGTCCTACAGGCGAAGAAGACGGACGCTGGTCCCGTGGGCATCAAGGCACTGGCCAGGATCGGTGGTGTCGACTACCTCACGGCGCAGGAACTGTTCATCCCGACGACGTACGGGTTCATGTGCTACCCACAGGGGCTGAGCCCGGCGACGGGCATTCCGTGGACTACCGCGGAGTACGACGCCGCTGAATTCGGACAACAGAAGACGACGTAAATGGCTGATGTAAAAATCTCCGCCCTGACGGCTGCGGGTTCTGCTCTCTCGACGGACGAGGTACCCGTCAATCAGGGTGGAACCACGAAGAAGGTCACCCTGGCCCAGGTATCCGCTGCGATCGGGTCCCTGGGTGCTGGAAAGGTCGTCCAGGAGGTATACTTCGAGACCGGTGCGTATGCCGCGGGGTCTACGATCATTCCACTGGACGATACGATCCCTCAGAACACTGAGGGCGACCAGTACATGACAGTATCGATCACCCCGACCAGTGCGACGAATCGGCTCAAGATCGACGTAGTCTTCAACTCGATGGGTACGGCAGCAGCGATCCTGACCCTGTGCGTTTTCCAGGACGCGATCGCCAATGCAATCGCCACCACGTTCACCTACAATAGTGATGCGACGGTCGGTCAGCAGATAGTGCTCACGAAGAGGATGCTCGCAGGTACGACCAGCGCCATTACATTCAAAGTTCGAGCGGGGTATCACGTCGGTGGGACGGTTTACTTCAACGGTCAAGCTGCCGCTCGAAAGTACGGCGGCACGCTGGTGTCCTGCATCTCGGTTCAAGAGATCATCCCGTAAATGGCCGACCGGATTCTTGCGGAAACTGGCGACAAGATCCTACAGGAGGATGGAACTAGCTTCATCCGTACTGAGGTTGGGTTCTTCGTCATCGTCAGTACGGGGGCCCGGTCCACCGACTCACTTTCAGCTACGACTCCTGCCGTTGATACCACCGGGGCAAATCTTCTCGTTGCGTTCCTCTCGAACGACGCTGCTACGATCCCAGCGGTCACGGATAGTAAAGGGAACGTCTGGGAACGGGTTACGACACTTGCGATAGCAGGTGGTGCACGGTGTACTGCCTTCGTTTCACGACCAACTAGTGTCGGTGCGAGTCACACGTTCACCTCACCTAGCATCGGCTCTGCACGATACCCGTCCATTGCCGTTCTGGCGATGCAATGGACGAATGGGATCTCCTACAACGGTCCTCCTCAATTCGTGGTCACGGGAGCGAATTCCTCTGTTATACAATTCATAGGCGTTACTCCAGATCGACCTGACTCACTTGTTGTCTTTGGTGGCTCCGCGGAGAACAACTGGGTCCCGTCGGGGGTGAGTTCGCCATTTACGGTCGATCAGGGAATCGCGGGTCTGGGAGCGATTGCCTACGGTACCTTCCTCGGGCATGTTATCCAGACGGCACCGATCGGGGCAGAACCACTCGTCACGATGACGGGTACGGGAAACATCAACGGTATTGAGTTCGCCCTGTTGGACGCCCTTGGAGAGATGCGCGTCTCTCAGGACGTGGTTGAGACTGCCTGGCCTGGAGATACGGCGGGGCGGGTATCGCAGGATGTGGTTGAGGTTGCCCACGACGGTGCAACTGTCGGTCGCTTGTCGCAGGACGTGATCGAGACCGCACTGTGGACCCTGGGTGCGAGGGTCTCCCAGGACTGTATCGAGGTTGCATATACGATCCTAGATAAGGTTCCCCCGAAGGGTAACAACGGTCATCACGGTACACCCCAGGGCAAGAAAGCATTCAACACCTCCAACTGGATCCCCTGGTGTGAGGTTAACTTCTTCGGAGGCAACTAATGCCGTCGTATGTAACACCTAAGAAGAACGCGGCGTTCATCCTATACGCTGCTCTCACAGCTCAGAGCGACGTGAAGACGTTGCAATCTGCACCGACCATCGTTGCAGGAGATGTGAAGGTGTCCGTTGACGGGGGCGCGTTTGCCAATCTAACCACTCTACCAACCGTGGTGCCCGGAGCCAGTGTCGCCGTGAAGGTTACACTCTCCGCGGCCGAAATGAACGGGGACAACATAATGGTCACGTTCATTGACCAGGCCGGGGCACAGTGGTGTGATTTGGCCATATCGATCCAGACGTCCGTGAAGCAGATGGACGACCTGGGCACCGAGGTCAAGCAGGACACGATCCTGGGTGCGGTCAACTCCGTCATTACACTGCTCGGCAGCGGTCTCTCGCTCTCCACGGCGGAGAAGATTGCCATCGCAGATCAGGTCCTCACGAGGGATTGGACCTCGATCAACCCCGAAACGGTAGCGGACCGTTGTGCACTGCAGGCCCTTCGGTTCCTCCGTAACGCTTGGGCCATTGCAGACGGTACGTTGACCGTCTCCGGAGACGACGACACTGGCGTTGCTTGGGGCAAGCCCGTTACGTTCGAAGCCCGCAACCCGGTGAACTCCATGGGCAACGACATTGGGTAGCCTGTACCTCCTCTTCGACGGCTTTCCTCCCGTTGCCTCGGAGGCGGAGGAGATCATTGAGGAATGGTCGAAGAAGCGCCGTCGCAAGCTGCGGAAGTTCATCTGCGGGTCCTGTGGCTTTCAGTTCTGGCAGGACCAGGTCGTTGTGCAGAATGGCCTGATCCGGTGTCAGGGTCCGAACACGAACAACTGTGTTGATCAGCCTGGGTATCGGCCCGCACGGCGTTCGCTCATGCTCCCGATTGAGAAGCCCGATCCACCGCTTCCGATCATCGATGAGGATCTCTAATGGCAAGGCGAATCGTATCGGACTTTGACGCTGAGATCCTCCAGAGGCTGGGAAACCGGACGGATCTCACTCCGACACAAAGGGGCTTCTTTCTCCGTGACTCCTATATGGCGGTCTCTAAGAGCTTCGATCATGTCCAGCTGCAAGGCGACGCGGCGGACACGATCGTTAACGGAAGCGATAGCCTGTCTCTTGCGGCAATCACGGACCTCTGGTGGCCGGTTCAAATACGAGATACGATTTCGGACAGGATCATCCTCCCTGCGGACAAGGACGAGATCGACAACATGCAGAAGTATCCGAGTCCCCCGACTCGGTACTACTGGTGGAACGAGAAGTTCATTTTCGACACCCGAGCCGACAAAGTCCGGCCGGTCACGATCAAGTACAAGAAGCGGCCGGTGATGTTCACAGCGTCACCGGTCCTGGACGAGATATACGACCAACTCCTGATCCTGAAGGCGGCGCAGATCGGGTTTGAGACGGCACGCGACCTCGAGCAGGCTGGCGGGGTGATGGGTCTCTACCGGGCGTACATCTCTGAGTACGGCTTGGTCCCCGCAGCCGAGGAGAAACTGAACGATTACCGGACCGGGTTCCGAGTGAGGTACAGGTAATGGGACTGCTACAACTCGTGATCATTCTGTGCATCGTCGGCGCGGTCGTCTGGCTGATCGAGACCGCCCCGTTCATCTCTGAGTCGATGAAGCCGATCATTCGGTGGCTGATCATAGCTATCGTGATCATCTGGTTGATATCCGTCTTCGTGGGGGACATTCCGCTCCCACGCTTCCGTAGATAGGAGTCCTGCATGCAGTTACCATCTGAAGCACTTGCCGTTCGAGACCGGTACGTCACGGCGTTCCCACTCTGGACGATGCCCGCCGGTCCAGCCGCGGAAGAACGGGCGCGGACCTGGACGTTGGGCCTGTGCAATCAGCTTGCTCACGACCTACCTGGGAAGGGGTACGGTACGAAGCGGGCTGAGAAGGACAGGCCCATCAGCAAGGATGCGGTCGCGCAAACGCAGCCGAACGGGGCACTGTTCATCTGGGACATGCTGTCCGAGGCCGGGTCCGGGGCGCCCACGTTGAACAAGAACCCCGAGTCTCAGGACGTCACCGGCCAGATCTTCGTGGCGGTGGAGGGTGTGGACGTGATCGCCGGTGAGGGTCATGGCCCGGGTGGTGGAACTCCACCCCCTGCTGAGGTCCCCCCATACAACGAGGACTACAGTATCCAGTTCGGCAACGGGTGCAACCAGGCGTACAAGGAGGCGAAGCAGGCCGGCTACGACTCCGGTATGGTCGCAGTTCATGCGTCACGGGCGGCGTGGGACTACTACTCCGGGAAGCTGTCCTGGGACGATTCGTACAAGTTGCACCTCAACGACTTCCGGAAAGAGTACGGGCTGAAGCCCCTCTAAGGAGCAACGATGCCAGCCACTAATCCTTGGGATGAGACCAGGCCTTTTGGGTCCGAGGCCGCGAATACTCTGGATACGATTATCCAGAACCTCAAGATGGACATCCGGGAGCGGCTGAACATCCAGCACGTGTTCGGACAGGACCAGACCCTCGACGGGGCACACCGGAACATCCGAATCCTGCCGGCTCACATGGCGGCGAACGTTGCGATCCTTGAGGGCCTCGGGTACAGCCTGACGGGTGCCGACGTTCACCCCATGATCGACGTACAGGGCACCCTGAACACATCGGGTGCTCCGAACCTCGTGAACATCGACATTGTCAAGACGGCAGCCGGGCCGGGTCGTGCCATTTCTTACAAAGTCGGCGGAGTTGAAAAGTTCTACGTCGACCTGGACGGTAACATCGCTACGACAGGTACGATCAGCGGTGTTGCGGCAATCACCTCAATCCCAGCGGGTCTGGTCTTCCCCTACGCAGGTCCAACTCCACCCGGAGGGTACCTCGAGTGTGATGGTGCTGCGATCTCCCGCACGGTGTACAGTGCCCTGTTCGCGGCAATCGGTGGGTACTGGGGGGTCGGAGATGGATCCACAACGTTCAACGTTCCCAACCTCCTGGGTCGTGTGGTCGTCGGCGGTGGTGCAGGAGCTGGTCTCACTCCACGTCCGCTGGGTCAGTATATGGGTGAAGAGACTCACGTCCTTCTGGTCGGAGAGCTTGCGGCCCATGGGCACGGAATAGTTGATCCGGGGCACATCCATAGTGCGGTTTCCGTGATAAGCGGCGGAGGGGGGCCTAATGCATTCCCTGAAGCGGGTGACTACGTGACGGGTTCGGGCTTCTCTCCCACCGCTGCCGCCGTGACGGGCATTTCGATTGCGGCAATGGGCTCTAACGCACCTCACAACATCATGCAGCCTGGTGCGGCACTGAAGTATGTGATCAAGTACTGAGATGCCACTCCCCAAGCGGAATCTACCGGTGCGGCCCATCGGGGGCATGGTTGCGATGGAACAGGCGCAGAACCTGGATCCATCGCAATCGCCTGATATGCAGAACTTCCAGGTGTATCAGGGCGTGCTGCGCAAACGGCCGGGGTTTCAGCCGTACCCACGGGGACTCACGTCAATGGGCGGCCGAGTCTGTGGGCTTTACTCGACACACGACGTGAACGATAAGTCCTACCTCTTCGCCGCCTGGGAGGACGGTATTGTCCTGTACGACGCACTCGCGCGTGTATGGAACCCTCTAACGGGGACAGCGTTGACTGGCCTCAACACTGACCTGTTCTCCTGGGCGACCTCACAGGCCAAGGTTGCATTCTCACAGGGTGTGGATCCAGTTCAAATCATCGATCTGGTCACGCCTACCTCGTACGCCCGTCTCAGTGTGGACTGCCCCGCGGCTAAGTACATGACCCGCTTTGCGGACCGGCTGTTCCTAGGCTTCACCGTAGAGGCGACGATTCCGAAGCCGTTCCGTGTCCGGTGGCCGGTCAACAACGATCATACCAACTGGACTGGAATCGGCTCTGGGTTCCGCGATACGGGTGAGGAACCGAACTTTGTCCGGAACATTCTGAAGCTTCAGAACTCCCTTGGCGTCTACACCGAACGATCCATCTGGCTGGGTGAACGGACTGGAGCTGCTACTGCGCCTACTCGTTATACTCTGGTTGCTTCTGACGTTGGGCTTTATTCCGCTCGTACCCTTGTTGGGTTTCGAGAGAGCCATTTCTTTCTGGGTCCGGATAATTTCTACCTCTTCAATGGTGGAGCACCGACCGCCATTGGTGAGGCGGTTCGGGACGCAGTCTTCTCTGAGTTGAATCCAGAGTCCCTCAACAACTCCTGGTCTACGATCCTCAGCGACACACAGGAGTATCTGACGTTCTGTTGCACAGGGGACCGGAACTACCCTTCGAAGATTTGGGCCTTTAACTACGGTCGCAATATTTGGTACCCCTGGGTCGCTCAACGGCATACGTGCGGTGCAACTCATCGGCTGGACGCTACGGTGCGCATCGACGATCTGATCGACACGATCGACGCGCAGACCTGGCTCTTAGACGATGTGTTCAACTCGAACGCGTATCCTTCGCTTCTTACAGGGCATACCAATGGCCTCATCTACCGGTGGTCCAATTCATTCCCGTCTGACGATGGGATCGCAATCGATGCGTACTGGACGTCCAAGGACCTTACAGCTGACGATGTGTCGGAGGGTTTCTCCCACCACTTTGTCCGCATTAAGAAGGTTGGCGTTTCATATCGCGACCCTGGATCCGTGTTTACGCTCCTCTTCAGCTTCTCAACAAATGGCGGGCGGTCCTGGTCAGCGGAAGAAGCAGTGACCATGGGTGGGACATCGACCGGCGGACATGGCGACGCAACGTGGTTTCGAGAGATCACGGACAAGCGCGTTAGAATTAAGTTCCGCAACAATAGTGCCAGTGAGACACCTTTGCTAACGAAGTTGTTCTTTGACATGGAAATCGACGCTCAGGTGTTCTGATGCGTATCAAAGACACATTCCCCTGGGCACAGCGCGAGGAGCCACGTGACATTAAAACACTCCTGCAGTGGTTCCGCCTCTTCTTCGCAGACACTGCCACAATCATCAACGGTGACATTGGCTTCGGAGATGGCGTTGACCCAGACAATATGGGCGGCGTTTGGGTTACGATCCCAAACACTGGTTCGGTTGCCAGTGACGTTGCCGTCGTGCACAACTTGGGCGTGGTGCCAGTCGGATTCATTCTGATGGTTCCCCCTGCAACGGGGACGATTAACAAGGGAGCAACGCCGTGGACCACGTCAACGATATACATCAGGTGCAGCACAGCGAACCAAGCGTGCACAGTGTTCGTGCTGAACCCGAGGCTAACCCACGACTGAAGCTCCTCGTGATTCGTGACGAGATGCACGCGGCTGAACTCCTGGCGAAGTACCACGCGTTGAGCATCCCGAAGGAACATGTGCAGCTTTTCCAGATGCACCTGCTCGGCCGCCGGGATTCGGTCTTCCACGAAGTCGGCGACAACGAGGGCCTGGTGTTCTTCACTAACGTGATGCCGCGGTACAAAGCCACGTTCGGTCTCCTGTTCTGGGATAGGAAGCTTTCTGCGAGACGCCGGGCCGCTGTTCGGGAGGGCATCGTCGACGCGTTCAAGAACTTTGAGCTTGTCCGTGTGCAGGCGGACATCTCAGCCAAGAATGCTCCGATGCGAACCTTCCTTCAGCGGCTCGGCTTCGTCTACGAGGGCACTCTCCGCTCCGATTGGGTCGATGAGTCTGGGATCGCCGATCGACTGACGTTCGGTCTCCTCAGGCAGGAGCTGTAACATGGCAATGGATGTCCCCGGCGATGACTTCTTCGGAACGGGGTACGTAGCTTACAACCCGTATCAACAGCAGCAGGACAATCAGCAGGCGCAGACCCAGCAGAACTTCGAGAACAACCAGCAAACTACGCAACAGAACTTCGAGAACCAGCAGACTCAGCAACAGGCGACGGCTGGTCAGTATCAGACCCAGCTGCCAGTATCGACCTCTCAGAACACCGGGATTAACGGGGGCGCGGGTGTGTCCAACACGCCAGCTCCGAAGCCGCAGTCGTACGGCTTCATGGAGGGCGTCGATCAGAACAAGATGAACGACCAGAGCGTGACGTCGCCAAAGTACATTGCGTCACGCATCCTTGCTAGCGGCGGCTCGTTGCAGGACGCTGCGAAGGCGATCGGTGCGACTATGACAAGTCCCACCAACATGCGCCTGTCGACCGGTGAAGAGATCGATACACGGCGGGATGAAGAAGGCGCAAACGCCCTTCAGTGGCTCGTGCTCGGTGGAGGCGGTGGTGGAGCTACAATGCCTACAGCAACTGGAGGACAGCAAACGTTGAACATGACCCCGGGCGCCAACGGGTCATATGCATACAACCCTATGCAACAAGGGGCGTACAACCCCTACATGTACGGGATGGGTGGGAGTCAGTACGGTTACAACGGGATGACCGGATACGGGGGTAATACCGGCATCAACGGTGGCGGTTATCCAATGGTCAGTGAATATGCTGGCAATGCTAACACCTACCGAAACGCCGGGTACGGCCTACCTGGGCAGACCTACGGACAGTACTCTCAGGGGGGCTACCAGGGTCTCACCGGTGGATATCAAGGTGTTGGCGTTCCGGGTCCTGGGGGTGGTCCTGGGCAGGACTACACTGGGGATACCGGAAGAGACGACGGTACTGGTACAGGTACTGGTACCGGTACTGGAGGACAAACGGGAGGGGTGTACTCAGGCCCCATGCCACCGGATCTGGGCCCCCTACGGGAGCAGCTGTCGAACTACCTGATGGGTCAGCTTGCAGCGAACCCAACACCCAGTCCGTACCCCGGTTCCCTTCAGACCGGTGATCCCTGGGGTATGATGGCTGCGTACGATAGGTACAGGGCGGGGCCGGATATCACGGACCAGCGGGTCCAGGGCATCGCCGGTACCTTCGGCGATGTGTACAACCAGGGCCGAAGCTTGATGCAGACCGGTGGGATGCAGGATCTCAACCCGTACATGGATGCGATTCAGAAGCGGTCCCAGTTGCAGATGGACAACAGCCTGGCGCAGATCAAGGAACAGTACGGGGCACTGGGCCTTGGTGCCGGATCTGATGTCAGCGGTGCACTGGCACAAGGCGCTGCTACCGGGACTGCACAGATGCAGGAACAGATGCTTGGAACTGCACTTCAGGCATCTATGGCTGCCGGACAGAACAGGGTGAGTGCGTTCCAAGGGATGGGTAACCTCGCCGGCCAGTACGGTAACCTCCAGCTTGGTCAGGGCCAACTGTGGAACCAATCCGCACAGGGCCTGCTGGGCGTAGGCGCACTCGAGCAGCAGGTGAACGAGGGCAACGTGAACCGCGGGTATCAGGAATACATCCGCCAGAACAGTCCAAGTCCCTGGACGCAAGCGGCGCTGGGTTACGCCACCGGATTCCCGCCGATGGGTCAGTCCGGCGGGAACGGCGGCGCATATGCGTCTGCGGGTGCTTCAGTTGCCACCGCACTGATAATCGCGGCCGCAATGTCCGATCGGAACGTCAAGGAAGAGATCACTCCGATCGACGTCAAGGAAGTCCTCAAGGGCGTTCGGTCGATTGACGTCACGCGGTGGAAGTACATCAAGTCCGATCCGAAGCATATGGGCCCGATGGCACAGGACTTCAAGGAGATGTTCGGCGTGGGTGATGGTAAGGTCATCATGACCGTCGACGCCGTGGGTGTTCTGTACGGAGCGATTCAGGCCCTAGCGACGAAGGTCGAGGAATTGGAGGCGCGCCTTGGGTAAGTGGGTCTACGGGAATCAACAACAGAACGATAACGCACTCACGGCGCGGATCATCGCTCAGATCGGTGATCAGATTACTCAGGCCCTTCTCACGAAGGCTGCGATGAAGCAGAAGGAGGGCTCATACAAACAAGCGGCGTCGGACAACCTGACGAAGTTCGTTGGGATGACTGCGGACGAGCGGCAGCAGTTTCTCAACTCTCCAGGTGGGATCCAACAGGTCACCGAGATGGTAGATCCTCACCTGTACTCTAAGCATGATACAGGGAAGGAAGGCTTCGCAAAACCGTCCTACGAGGGCATTCTCGGGATGGGCGCGGAGACTGAGCCGGAACGGGCGATTCGGGGCGGGAAGGAGGCGCAGGCAGCTAAGTTCGGTTTTGAGGCGAACAAAGCGGCACTGGAGCTCAACGAGAAGATGGACCAGATGAAGTTCCAGTCCGAATTCTTCGACATGGGCAAAAAGTTCGAAGCCGGTGGCGAGGACGCTCCTACACCCAAGGAGTACATGGGCGCTGCCCTGCGAGCTGGATACAAAGAGGCCCTCTCGAATCCAATGTCTCTCCTGGACCCGGGGTCCCTCGTCAAGCAGGAGGAGCAGAAGGTCGTCGGATCGGATGCGTGGAAGAAGCTCAAGGGTGCTGAGATGCTCACAGAGCTCCAGAAGCAGCGTCCGGTACACAACCAAGAGCAAGCGGATCAGATGGTCAACCTGGGGAAGTACCTCGGGGGTGACACATCAGCCGTTGTGGATTGGACCAAGATCAACCCTGACTGGCGCGACGCCGAGAACGATCTGAAGAAACAACAGCTCGATGTGCAGAAGCAGGAGTTGTGGCGGAACACGTTGAAAGATACGTCGGATCTGTACACCACGATCGTGACCAACGGGGTCCCGGCAAAGGACGCAGAGAGGTTCCTCGACGAGTTCCAGAAGACCGGACGTCCACCCAAGGACATCCCGTGGCCACAGGACAAGATCAAGGTGCTGCAGGCTCAGGTCGAACAGGCCAACCTGAACAAGATGACCATCGAGGCGAAGCACGCAGAACAGGAGCTACCGGAGTTCAAGCAGGCCCTCGACCTGTGGCGTGCCACCGCGTCGGACGACGTCAAGGGCCAGGCACGTGCGGCGAAGCAGGCCTGGGACCTCTTCTACAAGATGCACCCGGAGTACAAGGGCATGCCTCAGCCCGGGTTCTGGGACAAGATGCTGGGCTTCATGAAGGGCACCGGGAACTATGCACAAGGTGCCGCGGGGGTCGCTGGAGCAACCGCATCAGACGCTGCCGCAGGCATTGCGGGCCAGCGGACACCCGATTCAGTGTGGCCAATGGGCCAGGATATCATGAACGTGTCCCGTGCTGTTGGGGGTGGGCTCACAGCTGCCGGGAACTATGTCGACTCCGCGGTCAAAGAGGTCGGCGCGGGTGCTGCGAACGCTGCCGTGTCAGCCGCAGGGTACGCCATCCCGGGTGCGAAACAGTTCACTGATAAGGGCAGGGCAGCCTTCGGTACTCTGGCCGACGCATTCAAGGCAGCGGGGGAGAAGCCGTCGGACATCCAGGCGCCAGGGTTCCACCCGCCCACAAAGACCGGCAAAGTGGCGGAGACCCACCCCGAACTGGCACGGATGAAAGAGACGCTCAAGGCGCAGCTCAAGGAGATCGGGAAGCGCCAGTCCAGCATGTCCGTGCAGGAACAGACGTACTGGTACGACATCGCAAAGAACCTCGACGCAGCGAAGGACGACCCTGCTGCACTCGCTGCACTGTTCGTCCAGATCAACATGGGCTCCGGGGCCAAGTAGATGCCAACCAAAGACGAGATCAACGCGCGGGCGGCAGAGCTCCTAAAGAACTCGAACTATCGCTGGGCGAGCGAGATGGAGCCTTCACCCGAGCTGATCGAGAAGCTCAAGGGGCCCCGTGAGGGGAACTTCCAGGAAGATGCGTACGAAGACGCTGGCGACTGGGCCATCGGCTACGGCATGCAGTACTGGAAGGGTAAGAAAGTCCACGAGGGGATGCACATCACGCAGGAGGAGGCGGACGAGGAGTTCGATCGTCAGCTCCATACGATCTACAAGCCCCGGCTGGACAACGCCCTCAAGATCCCGGTCAACCAGCATCAGTACGATTCCCTGATCTCCGTCTCCTGGAACAGCCCTGCGGCGGGGGAGAACCTGGCGAAGAAGATGAACGCCGGGAAGGTCCTCGGGGAGCACGACTTCACCGCCTCTGCGACAATCAAAGGCGAACCTGACAAAGGCCTCATCCGCCGCCGCAAAGCCGAGTATGCGGATTTCCAGGCGCCGGACGATACACCTCCCGTTTCCGATCAGCGGAGGATGGAACCGGGCCCCGTAGCGGCAGCTGTTCCGGCTCCTCCAAGCACGATGCCAGTGGAGGATGTTCCGCAACAGGAGATGCCTCCAACAGATACTTCCCCGCAGCGGTTTGACCCACGTATCGACCCTGGTGTCTCCGGGCCCATGTCGGCTCCGCAAGCGCCGATGCCGCCACAGCAATTCCCTATGGGCCGGGCACCGCGGATGTCAGGGCCGGCGGCTCCGGTCGCACCCGGACAACCTGGTGTACAGATGTCCCCGCAGCAGATGCCGATGACGCAGCCGGGGCCGATGCAGCCGCCGATGCCTCCCCCTGGGACGTTCCCTTTCGCAGGAGGGCCCAATGCGTCGTTCACAGATCCCCGGTCCGTCAAGGTCACGAATCCGGCGTCAGAGGCCATACCGGAACCTGAGGGGCGTCCAACCCTGTTCGGGATCGCACCACCCAAGGATAACAGCCTTGGCCCGCGGACCGTCTCCGAAGACGTGGAGATGAAGGAGATCCTCGACTCTCTCCGCCCGATGCCTGGCCCAACCGTTCAGCAGATGCGGCAGTTTGCCCAGGACCACTCGAAGATGGGGATCGACTACACCCATCCAGGTCAGGAGGCAGAAGACGCAGTGGGGCCGAAAGTCAACACGTACATGGCCCCAGGGGATCTGGCAGCTGCATCCGGTCGATCAGCAGCGCTGGGTATCGCACAGGCGATTATCGGTCCGTTCGGATCCCTTGCGCCGAACACGTGGAAGTCGTTGACCCTCGCCCAGCAGGAGCAACAACAGAAGCTGAAGGGGTACCTATCCACGGATGAGATGACCAAGGCGATGTCCGGCCCGTTCGGTCCTCCGACGGACACCACACGAGGCTTGCTGACGGCGACCCCTGCCTTGGCTGGTGAGGTCGTAGGTTCGTTCATCCCAGGTGAGCCGATCATCAAGGGGGCGGACAAATTCGCACGTCTTGCTGTGAAGTCACCCTTCGCTCGGAAGTTCGTTGCAGCAGCCGTTGGTACCACCGCCTTCAGTGCGTTCGCGAACATCGAGCCTGGTGAGTCCCGTTCTGTGATGATCGGGAAGAATCTGGCACTGTTCGGTGCAATGGATCTGGCCTTCCGGCACATCGGAACAGGTCTACAGGAGGAGTTGGGCGGTGTGTATCACGACACCGTAGATCGTGTAGCAAAGGCTACCGGAAAAGCTGCCGATCAGGCGGAAGACGCTCTAATCGCGATGCGGGCGAATCCTGCGAACGGTAACATCGCAACCGCGAAGGCAGTGATCAACATCGGAGCAGAAGACGCGAATGTACGGATGTCGCCTCTGTACAATGCGGCCGCGAAGGTGTACGAGAACGAGATCCAAAAGCACTTCCCGAAGAACCTCGTGCTGGACCCGATGCTCGGGGACAACTTCGGTGTCAAGTTCAATCTGTCGATCGGTGATCAGCCTCTAACACCGGTGCACCTCACATCGAACCCGCAGGACCATGGGCAGTTCGCCAAACAGGTTGCCACGATCAGGGAACAGATCAGCAAGGCGTGGGAGCAAGGCACTCCGATTAAGGTGGATAACATTCAGATCGGGAACGAGGGCACCAAGTCCAGGTTCTTGAACTTGATGTACCGTCCGATCACCGACGCGAAGGAGATGGTCCCCGGCGCCGCAAAGGTGAACACGGCTGCGTTCGGCGGGACCATGCCCAAGCCGGGTGACACGGTGCACGTTGTCACTGCGGATGGCACCGCAGTCCACACGGTAGTCGAGTCCCCGCTGCCGCGTACATACGATGCCGCAGGTACCCGTCCATTCGTCCCTGGTGGCACAATCGATGAAGCAACGGAGTCTCTGAATCCGAGTACCGGTCGTATCCATCGAAAGGAGGACCCAAATACACGGCTGCGGGCTCGGGTAGCTGCGGCCCCGCCGACAGGCGTTGACCAGTGGGCAGCGACGGAGTCCAGGGGCACCGGTCGCAATCCGGATGAGGAGTTCTGGGTCGACCGACCGAGCGGGGGCGGAGAACCTCCTTCGGGTGGCGGAGGTGGAGGGGATGAAGGTCCTTCCCCGTTCACGCCAAAGAACATCGATGCAGACTTCACTCCACGTGAGTTCGCGATGGATCTGTTCCACAGGATCAAAGCGGACGGTGGCACATCGTATCTCGACCCACAAAGGGGAGGTAAATCGCTCGCCGAGGTTATCGCGATAACAGCCGATCGTCTGGGCATGATCAACTCCCCTGAGGACGTCTTTGATATCATTACCCGGCCCCGCCGTGAAGTGATGAAGGAGTTCCTCGAGCGGCTTGCTGCGAATCAAGCAGATCAGCGACAAGCCCAACGCGAGTTCGCAGCGGCAGATCGGGGCATGGCAGCACACGCTGAGGAGTCCGAGGTCGACGATTCTGTTGCACAGCTGTGGAAGCCCGGGGGTCTGGCCGACCAGTTGAATCAGGAAATGGGTGAGGACACAACCAAGATCTACACCCAAGCAGATTTGATGCCTCCTCCAGCGC